TTAGTTGGTGATGATGACCTCGCGGGCGGCCGTCGCGCCTTTGCCGGCAACCGTGTAGGTCAGAGCCTCTTCGCGGAAAGCAAAGCCGGCGAATATTCGCCGCACCTCGGGATGGTCGTTCAGAGACAGGATGAACCGCCCGCGTAGGCCGCGCAGCTGCTCGGCCATCAGCTCGAATTGGCCGCGATCGAACAGCGCCTGGCCATAGTCACCTTCCGAGCCGAAATAGGGCGGATCAAGATAGAAGAGCGTTCCCGGCCTGTCATAGCGCCTCACGAAATCGGACCAGGGCAAGCGCTCGATGATCACACCGGCCAGGCGCTCATGCACGGCCTCGATCATCGGCCCCAGCTTCGTGACGTCGAAGCGCGCCGGGCGATCGGTCGCAACGCCGAAATTGCGCCCTGCGACCTTCCCACCGAAGGCAAGCCGCTGGAGGTAAAGGAACCGCGCCGACCTTTGCAGATCAGTCAGCGAATTAGGCTCCAGCGCGACCAGCTTTTCAAAGCCGGCGCGGCTCGTCACCTGAAAGCGCATCATGTCTAGGAAGGCGACATAATGATGCTGGATCACGCGGAAGAAGGTGGCGACATCCTCCGACCAGTCGTTGATGACCTCGCATTTCGGCCGCATCGTGCGGCGAAGAAAAACGCCGCCCATGCCCACGAAAACCTCGGCATAGGTCTGATGCTCTGCGGCGTTGATCATGCTGACCAGACGCCGCGCGAGCTGCTTTTTCCCACCAATATAGGGCGCCAGCGGCTGCGCTGGCACGACCGGCGACAAGGCCGGCAGTAGATTCGACTCCATCAATTTTGTTCCATATATGTTCCCGCGCCGAGTCGGCAGGCGGGAATGGTCCAGAGCGGACCGATCGGGATCATGACGAGCATCTTCGTCGGGCTTGGGCGTTCCCGCGCCCCAGCCCCCCGCCTATTCGGCGGGGAGAATTCTAGCGCGTGCCCGCAGGCAGCTTCACGAACCGGTCACCCTGCTGCCGGATGATCTGGCCATCGGTCAGCACATAGTCGGCGAAGGCCAGCACCTGGCTTCCGAACCATGCGTTGGCGCGCAGCATGCGCGTGGCGATCGGCACGATCTCCGTCTCGTAATAGGTGTCGCGGGCGTCCTTCACGCTGCCCAGGCCGCCATTATTTTGCGGGATGACGCCGATCAGCTGCGGCGGCGTCCGGTGCGCGGCCAGCATGTCGTCGCGGCTGATATTCTTGACGTTCGAAAATTCGTCCTTCGCGGTGACGTCCGCGATCGGCATGATCTGGATGCCGTCCTTCTTGCCTTTCGGGATATGCACGAACAGGTTCTTGAAATTGCCGACGCCCTTTGCTTGGCTCAGCTTCTCCTGAATGGTATCGGCGGTTTTCGTGTCGGCCAGCGGCTCGCTTAGGTAGAGCAGGAAGCCCGCATGGGCGCCGTTGCGATAGTAGCGTCGGCGAAACAGGGTGGCATTCTCGCTCAGCAACCCGCTCTGCAGCGCGGACAGCCATTCCGGCATGCCATAGACTTCCTGGGCGACGTCGGGCTGCTGCAGGTGGAAGATATGGCCCCGCTGGAACTGATGAATGTTGCCCATCGGCCCATTCACAAACCAGTAGACGCCCGGATCGACCCCGGCGCGGGTATGGATCGCCGGCGCATGGTCGATCGTGGCCAGGCGCCCGGTCATGTTGGGCACCCACTCAAGATAGCCATTGCCCATCTGCACGAAATCCAGCGCGAACCGCTCGAAGCTGTCGGCGCTCAGCCATCGTGACGGGATCTGTTGCGCCACGAGCAGGTTGACCTTCAGCGCCACCGCGCTGCGGTGATAGGGCGCCATATTGAAGGTCTGCGCCAGCTTGCCCATGGGCAGCGGCGGCTCATACCAGCGGCCATTGTGCCAGATCTCGAAATATTGGGCGAGTTCGCGGCGGTCGAGGACACTCTCCGGATCACCAAAGGAAAAGACATTGGTCGGATGCCGCACCTCGTCGGCCTCCACCTGCTCAACGCTGTCCTGCGCGACGATGTCGGTCATTCATGGGCTCCTGTCAGTCGAAAAATACAACGCGGCCGCCATCGCCTTCGCTGGCGCTGCCGACGTCGAGGGGTTCGTTGGAAAGGGCGTGCAGCAGCGCCCAGGCGAGATCCGCGTGGCCGATCTGGCCGTTGCGCTTGGCGACATAGGTGACGCCCTTGCCGCTGGCGGTCATGGTCGGGCGGATTGCCATCAGCGCCTGCATCAGGTCGGTCCAGCCCGCGTCGAATTCGATGCGCTGGGCGCGGAAGATGCTCTGGGCCTTGATGACCAGGGCCGTCTTGCTCGCCACCGAATACTCGATCCGGCGCGCAAGCGGGAACCAGTTGCAGACCAGCTCATAGACGGCCTGGCCGCTGCCGGTCGTGTCGATCGCGATGTCGGTGACGTTGTAGCGCGCCGCCACCTCGCGGATCTTGTCGGCCTGCCCCTGGAAATCGAGATTGTTGAGCCGGATCTTCTCCAGCACGCGGAACTTGCCCCGGCCCTGATCGGTCGGCGGCGCCACCACCACCAGCGCGGCATCGTCGCGGCCCTGCTTGTTGGGGTCATAGCCCAGCCAGACCGGCAGCTCGCCGAACGGCCGCTGGCCGGGAATGTCGATCAACGCCGGCTTGAAATCGCGCCATTTCAGGAAGCTGTCGACCCGCGCCGGGTTCACCCGCGCATAGGGGAAGCTGCTCTCGCTGTCGTCGATGTCCTCGCATTCATAGAGGCTTCGGAACGCCTCCTCCGAATATTTGGCGCGCTGCATGGCGATATCGACCAGCGCGTCGAGGCCCATGGCACAGGCGTCGTGGATGGTCAGGCAATGCTGCCAGCTGCCGTCCGGCATGATCGCGCCATGACGCAGATTTTTCAGGCTGATGTCGAAGGGCCGCTGGTCGCCCTTGGCCCTGCCGCTGTTCCATTCCTCGCCCGACCAGAAGGCATAGCTTTCATGCGTTTTGGTCGACGGCGTGGAGAAGTAGGTCTCTTTGTAGATCTTGTGCGTCGTCATGGCGCTGGCCACGCGGTTCAGTTCCGCAAAGCCATGAACCCACGCATATTCGTCGAAATAGAGGTCGCCGCTCTCGCCCTGCGCGGTCGCGCTGTTGGTCGACAGGAAGTAGAAACCGACTTGGTCGAGCGCCGGCCCGGTCGCCTCGCCATCCTCGTCCGCCGGATATTGCCCGGCGAAGTCGAGCATCAGGATCTTGCCCTTCAGCTCGACACCGGTGACCCGGCGCACCCAGCTGACGATTTCGCGCCGGAACTTGAGCGCCTGGCGCTCGGAGGCCGACAGGAAGATCTGGTTGCGCGGCGCCTCGTCCAGCGCGAGCTCGTCGCGCCCGGCGCCGGCCAGCACGGCTTCGGCAACCTTGGCCAGCGCCTCGCGCGCGAAATACCAGGTCGCCCCAACCTGCCGGCTTTTCCGGATCTTGCGGGTGCGCTGGTCGCGCTGCTCCCACCACAATTCCTGATAGCCGAAATTGCGCTTGTGAAAGTCGTCCAGCAGCGCCTGCCACTGGTCCAGCGTCAGGAAATTGCGCCGCTTCTCCTCGCGCTTGGCTTTCGCCTTGTCATCGTTGCGCGCGGCGATCTTGCCGTTCAGGTCGCCTTCCTTGCCCGTCTCGGCATATTTCTGGATCCGGGCGGATCGCTCCATCTGCCGCATCAGGAAGTCGACGCGCTTCATGTCCCCTTCCGACAGGTCGGGCTTGTCCAGATAGGCGGCGATCTTCGCTTCCAGGCGGTCGTTGATCACGGCTACCGGCGGATCCTCATCCCACCGGTCGCGGTTCTTCCAGCTGGAAATGGTCCCCGTTGGCAGCGCCAGTTCGTCGGCGATGTCCTTGATCGGCCAGCCCCGCCAGTAGAGCGAGCGCGCCTCGCGGCGCTGGGCACGGCCCAGCAGTCGCCGGATGGCGCGATCGTCGTCGGGGTCTATGGTGGTCGGGCAGGCCATGGTCCTGCCATCCACCCACTTCCGGCTCCGCTGTCGAAGGGGTCCACAGGTAGCAGGCGATGCTACCGCGCCCGCGCGTTGCCTAGAAGCCTCCCAATCGGCTCTTCGTCCATCTGACGAAAGCGGAAAAGCCCCCGCCGACACGGAGCCGACACATGAAGACCAAGCCTTTCCTGCTCGCCACCGCCGGTTCGACCGTCGACGGCCGCACGATCGATGAGAAGATGCTGAAGGAAATGGCCTCCAGCTATGATCCCAAGACCTACGGCGCGCGCCTCAATATCGAGCATATCCGGGGCATTTCCGGCGAGAAGCCGTTCAAGGCCTATGGCGATGTGCTGGAACTGTCGACCGCCGAAGTGACCGTCAATTTCAACGGCAAGGACGAAAAGCGCCTGGGCCTCTATGGCATCTTCGACGTCACCGGCGATGCCAAGGCGCTGAATGACGCCAGCCAGAAGGTCTATCCCTCGATCGAGATCGAGGACAATTTTGCGGGCAAGGGCTTCGCCTATCTGATGGGCTGCGCGCTGACCGACAGCCCGGCCTCGATCGCGACCGAGCGCCTGCAGTTCAACCGCGCCCGTCCGGGCGTCCTCAACTTCTCCCGCGACGAAAGCGCGCTGCTGGAATTTGCGGAGGACAAGGGCGACCAAGACGGCGCCACCTTCCTGACCGGCCTCAAGGGCCTGTTCGATGATTTCGCCGCGAAGTTCGCAGCGCCCAAGCCGGAAGAAAAGCCCACCCCGCCGGCCAAGGAAGATGCGGCCGCTCCGTTCGATTTCTCCGCGATGCAGCCGCTGTTCGAAGGGCTTACCAAGACGATCGCGACGGAAATGAGCGCGATGCGCAACGAGTTCCGGGGCGAGATCGACGGCCTCACCGTGCAGTTCAAGAAACTGGCCGATGAGAAGGAGGACATGCCTTCCGGCAACTACAGCCGCCGCCCGCCCTCGGATGGCAAATCCGGCGCCTACAACGGCGTCTTCTGACCCGCCCCGCAACCGCACCCCACGCCACCACCACAGGATTTGAACCATGGCGAAATATGTACTTTCTGATCGCGGCCGCCGGGCGCTCGATGGCCTCTACACCGCAATTGCCCAGATCAACGGCGCCTCGCGCGGCGTTCACAGCAGCTTCGCGCTGGATCCGACCGCCGAACAGCGTCTGGAGGATCTGCAGCGCGAACAGGTCGCCTTCCTCCAGCGGATCAACGTGCTTGGCGTCCGCGACCTGATCGGTCAGGTCATCGGCCTGGGCACGGAAGATATGATCGCGTCGCGCACCGCTGAGGAGGATCTGCCCCGCAAGCCCAAATATGTCGGCCAGACCGAAGGGCGGGAATATCGCCTCTACGACACCGAGTTCGACACCAAGCTGCCGTGGCAGATCATCGACGCCTGGTCGAAGTTTGACGATTTCGCCCAGCGCTATTCCCGTCATGTGGCGATTTCGGTGGCGCTCAGCCGTATCGCTGTCGGTTGGCACGGCCTCACCGCCGCCGCCAGCACCAACGCCGTCACCAACCCGAACGGTGAAGACGTCAACATCGGTTGGCTCCAGAAGCTGCGCCTGGAAAAGGCGGATCATGTCATGGGGCGCGCCACCGTCACGGCGGGCGGCATCACCACCGCGACGGGTGCCGCCGCGCCCATCTACATCGGCAAGAATGCCGATCATGCCGATGGCGATTACAAGAATATCGATGCGCTCGCCTATGACCTGATCGCCGGCATGCCGTCCTGGGCGCGCAGCTCGACCGAACATGTGGTGCTGGTCAGCCAGGATCTGGTCGATGAAAAATATTTCCCGATGATCAACCGGCCGCTGGCCGACACGATCGACGGGGGGCGTTCGACCAGCGACGTCGTCACGCGCGATATCATCATGTCGACCCAGCAGCTTGGCGGCCGCCCGGCGGCCATCGTGCCCAAGTTCCCCGAAAAGACCATGGTCATCACCCCGCTGGCCCAGCCCAACGGGTCGGGCAGTTCCAACCTGTCGATGTATTATCAGGAAGGTTCGCGCCGCCGGTACATCAAGGATGAGCCGGAAAACAAGGCGTCCCTGGTCGACTATAACAGCGTCAACGAGGGCTATGTGATCGAGGACACCGATTTCATGGTCATGGCGGAAAACATCACCTTCGGTGACCGCCCCTAATAGCGAGGGGCTTTGACGGTGGTGGCTGGCATCCGGGCCGGCCCCATCAGAGCCTGCAGATGACCGTGGCGGGGAGCGATGCTCCGACACCGCCCGGTCGGCCGCCGCCGGATAGAGCGGTCCAATCATCAGGAGACATCATGGTTAGCCCCTTCCGCCGCCACCAGCAGAAGATCCGCGCGCAGATGAGCGGCGCGCCCGTCAAGGACGCCAGCGCCGACGCGCCGCCCGAACCCAAGGCCGATACGGAGGCGGGCCGCGAATATGCGATGATCCGTGTCCTGCTCCATGATGACCTGCGCAAGCTGGCCGACGTCGCCTCGATCGAGGCGCGAAACCCGATGAAGGCCGAAATGGCCACCGCCTATGCCGACTGGATCGAGGGCATTCTCGCCGCTGGCGAACAGGGCATGGCCGCGCAGGACGAGATCCTTGTGACCAACATGATCTGGGCGATCGACTATCGCGATGTCGATTATGCGCTGCGCCTGGGCGCCCATGTCCTGAAATTCAACCTGACCCTGCCGGAACGCTACAACCGCACCGCCGCCTGTTTCCTGGCCGAAGACATCGCCACCGTCGCGCTGGAACAGCATGAGCTGGTGACGCTGGAACAGCTGGTCCAGGCAAACGCCATGACCGCCGGCGCCGACATGCCCGACCCGGCCCGCGCCAAGCTGCACAAGGCCATCGGCCGCGCCTATGAGCGCCGCGCCGACGCCTTCGATCCCACGGCCGACAATGCGCCGGCGGGCGGCAAGGCGGCTTATGCGGAGGAAGCGCTCACCCATCTGCAACGTGCCTTCCAGCTCGACAGCAATGCCGGCGTAAAGACCGACATCAAGCGCGTCACGCACATGCTCAAGAAATTGGCAGAGGCCGCCGCAGCCGGCGCCCAATAGCCAGAACGGCCCGCCCCACGGCGCTGGGGGGCGGATGGACGGTTCGGGCGGCCCTGCACGGCCCGCACGGCCCAGCCATCCCCACCCCCCAAAATATAGGAACCACCCATGAACGGCCTCATCTCCTCCCCCGTTCCCGCGCCCGATCCCGCCGGCGCGCAAGTGGTGGCGGATGACTGGTTTCCGCCGGTCAAGCTGGACGATGTCCGCGATCGTCTGCGCCTGGGCGAAGGGGTGGTGACCAATGCGCGCCTGATCGAGGCGATGGAGGGCGGCATGGTCCATGCCTTCCGCGAGCTGGCGGACTGGCGCACCGCCCGCGTGCTAGCCGGCGCCACCGGCCTTGAACAGGTGACCGGCCAGACGCTCAATGGCCGGAATTATGCGGTGCTGCTGTGGGAACGGATCGTCCGCTATTTCGCCGGCGCCGATCTGGCGGCCGACTATCGCGATGTCACCGCCACCGATCAGGGCCTTGATCGCTCGGCGGAAAAGGACCTGACCAGCGACGAACTGCGCCGCCGCGCGCTGGCCGCCGTCGCGGATCTGCGCAGCATTGCCGCCGAAAAGCCGGTCGAGCGCAACCGGGTGGAGCTGATCTGATCATGCTGACCAACGCCGAAGAAGCCTTGATGCGGCTGACGGTCGATCTTTGGAACGGCTTCCTGTCGCTCCCCAACGAGCATGGCAGCGACCGGCCCGAATTTCTGGCAACTGTTCATGATTTGCAGCGCCATATCCTGTCGCGTCCCGCGCGCCGTGAATTGAATAGCGACCCAGCCCGTTGGGCGGATCCGCTTTTTCCTGCGAAGGATCGCGCGTGACCATCGCCACCGCCCTGGAAGGCGACACCGTCGATGCCATCTGCTGGCGCGAGCTGGGCCGCACCAAGGGTGTCACCGAACAGGTGCTGGTCCTCAATCCCGGCCTGGCCGCGCTTGGCCCGGCGCTACCCGGTGGGACCAGCGTCATCCTGCCCGATCTGGCGCAGCTGACCCCGGCGGTGCTGGAAACCGTCAACCTGTGGGACTGATGCGATGAACAAGCTCGACAGCCTGCGCGCGGCCATTGCCCAGGCGCTGCCCGAATTGCGGCGCAGCCCGGAAAATCTGCGCCTCTGGATCTCGCGCGGTTCCGGGCGTTGCCAGGGGACCGCCTCCGACGCGTTCGGCTTCGAATATGAGGCCAATGTGCTGATCGTGGAGATGGGCAGCGACTTCGCCGTGTTGGCTCATGCGATCTTCCGCTGGCTGCGCGTCCACCAGCCCGCCCTGGTCGTGCCCCCCAATGAAGGCTTCACCTTCGATGTCGACCCGCTCGACAATGGCACGGCCGACGTCCTGTTGCAGCTGCGCCTGACCCAGAGTGTCACCGTGGCGAAGAAGGATGGCGGCGGCTTCGACATGGCTTACCTCGCCGAACCGGATCCGCTGTTCGCCGATGACATGGGCTTCGCGGAGTTGATGCCGGTCCCGCCGTTCGCCGGCGTCGATATCGATGGCTGAGGATCTTGCCGAGTTCGAGCAATGGCTGGGCCGCATCCTCGCCGGCATGGATCCGGGCCGCCGGCGCCGCGCCACCGTCAAGCTGGGGCAGGAGCTGCGCCGCGCCAACCTGATGCGCATCAGCGCCAATGCCGAGCCGGACGGCGGCGCGATGGAAAAGCGCAAGGCATCGGTCAATGAGCGCGGGCGCGTCCGCCGTCAGGCCGGTTCCCGCATGTTCCGCCGCCTTCGCCTGGCCAAGGCGTGGAAGGTGGCGGCCGACGAGGATGGCGTGGAGATCACGCCAGCGTCCGCCGCGATCGATCGCATCGCGGCGGTTCATCACTTCGGCGAAACGGATCGCGTTGGCCGCCTGCGCGACGGGCGCACGGTCCGCGCCAAATATGTCGAGCGCCGCCTGCTCGGCTTCGCCGATGCCGACAGGCTTATCGTCATGGAAACCGCCGCATCCTTTCTCGATCCCGACGCGGGATGATTTGCTGCGGTAACATCGGCTGTCACCGGGCCACCCGCTTCGCGCGCGCGAAGCATCACGCCATGCGTTGGACATGGCCTCCCTCCCGCCCGCATCCGTCGCCGTAGACCTGTCCCGCCTGCCCAAGCCGCAGGTGGTGGAGCAACTCGACTTCGACACCATCAAGGCCCGCATCCTCGCCGAATTCCAGTCGCGCTATGCGGACTTCGACGCGCTGGTCGAAAGCGACCCGGCGATGAAATTGCTGGAAGTCTTCGCCTACCAGATCATGCTTCTGCGCCAGAACTTCAACGAGCGCGCCGTGTCCATGCTGCTGCCCTACGCCACCGGTGCGGATCTGGAGAACCTGGCCGCCTATTTTGGCGTCGCGCGGCTCGACGGCGAAACCGACACGGCGCTGCTGCGCCGCGTCCAGCTCGCCCCTGACAGCTATTCGGTCGCCGGCCCCGAAAGCGCCTATGTCTTCCACGCCCTGAGCGCCGCCGTTACCATTTCGGATGCCAGCGCCGTCATGCCGGCGCCTGGCGAAGTTCTGGTCAGCCTGCTGAGCGCTGCGGGTGACGGCACCGCCAGCGCCTTCCAGATCGCCGCTGTCGAAGCCATCGTCACCCATGAAGAGGTGCGCCCGCTGACTGACCATGTCACGGTGCAGAGCGCCGAAATCGTTGAATATGCGATCCATGCCCGCCTGCAGGTCGCTTACGGACCGGATACAGATCTGGTTCTGGCCACCGCCCGTGCCGCGCTCGACGCCTATCTGACCACGCGCCGCAAACTCGGTCGCCTGGTCAGCTATTCTGGCCATGCCGGCGCGCTCCAGGTCGCGGGCGTCGAAACGCTCCAGTTGATCAGTCCGGCGGCCGATATCGCGATCGGCCGGACCCAGGCGGCCTATCCCACCTCAATCCTGATCGAGGCGCTCTGATGGCCGATCCCGCCCATCTGCTGCCGCCCAATGCGACGGCGCTGGAACGGGCGCTGTCCGTCGCGCCGGCCCTCTCGCTCGAACAGGTGCCGGTCGCGATCGACACGCTGTGGAACCCGTGGACCATCGACGCTTCGCTTCTGCCATGGCTCGCCTGGCAATTGTCGATCGATATCTGGGATTCGGCCTGGAGCGAGGCGGAAAAGCGCGCGGCCATTGCCGACGCCATTGCCTTCCAGCGGCGCAAGGGCACGCCTGCCTCGTTGCGCACTGTGCTCGATCGCATCGATCCGATGATCCAGATCGTCGAATGGTTCCAGGATCGCGAGACGCTTGATCCCTACACCTTCCGGCTTGAGCTGCCGCTGCTGGCCGACAGCGACATCGTCTATGACGATCTGACGGTGGCGCAGATCCTGCGCGACATTGCCCAGGTGAAGCCGGTTCGCGCCGAATTCACGGCCGTCTACCGCATGCAGGCCGACGTCCAGGCCTGGCTGGTGTCTGCCGCCGGCATGGCGGGACAAGGGCGGCTTGACGAACGGGCCGACACGGACGCCGCCCTCGATCCGATCTGGGACAGCTATCTGCAGACCGAACAGGGCGAGCCGATCCTCGCCGAAACCCGCGCATTTCTGGAGCATTGAGCCATGCAGCCGCTGCAGCTTATCGTCACGCAAGCCGGCCTGGATGCCCTGGTCAACGCACAGGAAGGCGGGGCCGACACCATCCGCATCGAGGCGGTGGGCCTTACCGAAACCGGCTTCACGCCGGCGCCGACGATTGACGCACTACCGGGGGAGATCAAGCGCCTGGACACGGTGTCGGGCCAGTCGGTCAGCGAAACCATCATTCACATGACCGCGATCGATTCGACCCAGGACGCTTTCGATCTGCGCGGCTTCGGCCTCTACCTGGCCGATGGCACGTTGTTTGCTGTCTATGCCCAGCCCGACCCGCTCTTCCGCAAGGTCGCGGCGACCACCATGCTCTTGGTCCAGGACATCGCCTTCGGCTCGCCCGTCGCCGGCGCGATCGAATTTGGCGATGTGCTGTTCCTGAACCCGCAGGCCAGCGAGACGGTGAAGGGCGTCGCGGAAATCGCCACCGCTGAGGAAGCGACTGCCGGCACCGATCATGAGCGGATCATCACGCCGCTCACCCTAGCCCAGCGCCTCGCCGCCCTGTCGGCCGCGCTCACCGCCGCAATCGGCGCGGCCATCGCCGATCTGGCCGCCCAAACCGATGCGGACCTTGCCGCCCTGTCCGACGGCTTTGACGCCATCATCGCCGGCCTGGTCGCGCGCACCATCACCGGCGGCGGCCTGGTCAGCGGCGGCGGCAATCTCAGCGCCAGCAGGGTGCTGACCGTGCTGGCCGCGTCGGCCGCCGATGTCGGCGCCGGCAGCGCCGCCGATCGCGCCGTGACGCCCGCTGCCCTATCGGGCCTGCCACGCCTGCTCGCGCAAAATGGCTATGCCTATCTGCCGGGCCTTGGCGGCCTGATCCTGCAATGGGGCCGCTTTTCGGCGGCGCCCAACGCCACATCCTCGACGCTGTTCCCGATCAGCTTCCCCGCCGAATGCTTTGGCGTCGTGTCGGACGGCGGCGTCAGCGGCGGCGCCGACAGCCAGGACAATCCGCCGGTGCTGGTCGCTTCCTCGATCAGCCAGAGCGGCTTTTCCGTCTTCAGCGCCGACGACAGCAGCGCCACGCGCATCTTCTTCGCCTTGGGGGTCTGACACATGGCGCTCTATTATTCCGCCGCCGCGCATGGCTTCTTCGATGATCGGCTACACGCCGATCTGCCCGCCGATGCCCAGCTCGTCACCGCCGCCCGGCACCGTGAGCTCATGATTGCCCAGGCCGCCGGCGCCGCGATCGAGGCCGGCGACAATGGCAAGCCACGTCTGCGCCGCCCCAGTGTGTCGATTGCCGCCCGGCGTGTCGCCCTGATCCGTCAGGTGAAGCGGGAGGCGTCGCGCCGTATTACCGCCATTGCGCCGATCTGGCAGCAGCTTAACGATATCCGATTCGCCGCGACCGTCCCGCCGCTCGATCGTCCCGGCTCGCCGGCATCGGCCCGCTTCGACGCGATCGACGCCGTGCGCGCCGCCTCCGACACGATCGAGGCGCAGATCAGCGCCGCCGACGATGCCGCGCTCGCCGCGCTCGACATCGCCAACCACCCTGCCTGGCCGAAGGAATAGTCCATGGCGAAGATCACGGCTCTCCCTCTTGCCGAAGACGTCAGCGGCAATGAGCAATTTCCGATGGTGCAACTCGGCCAGACGGTGCGCGGTGGCGTGCAGCCCGTCGTCCAGAAACTGGCCCTGCCTTATGTCGATATGGCCGCCGTCCAGGCCGATCGCTCCGAAGCGGCTGCGCTGGGGCAGATGCTCTACAACCAGGACTATATCTATGAGAGCCTGGAGGAGCTTGAGGACGATGCCGACGTGCCGGCGGACGGCTCCAGCGGCGGGTTCGTCGCGACCGAAGATGGCGAGGCGATGCTCGCCGAAAAAGGTCCTGCAGGCGTCACGGTCCGCACCCATTTCACCACGCGCGCGAGCCTGCGGCACCATGGCATCAACCTGTGGGAAGAAGTCGGCAAGGCGCGCCTCGCCAGCGACGTCGAAAGCGACTGGGTCGCTACCACCGAAGCGATCAAGCAGGTCATGGCCGACGCCAAGGCCTGGGGTGTCGGCCGCGTCAATTGCGGCGGCGCCGACAAAATCTATGTATGCGGTGGTCCCTATCAGAATTTCGGCACGTTCAACCTGCGCGAAAAGGGCCAGGCGGATCAGACCCTGCCTTTCCCGCGCGGGCGCATCCCCTTGGTCTCGGGCGTCGAGCTTGTCGGCAACAGCCGTGCTTCTCGCGCGAAGTTCCTCGCGGCGCCGGGTGATCATAATCCCGGCGGCCTCTTCTACGCCAGATTCTGGGAAGACCTCGAAGGCGGCAATATCCGCGACGTCGGTTTCCGCTGGCTCGACATCGACGGGAATGAGGCGAACCAGAGCTATTCCGCCTATGCCGCCAAGACGCCGGACGGGCGGATGTGGATTCAGGGCCATGGCATTTCCGGCGGCGCGGTCCAGCGCCTCATGGCTTATGAATGCCGCATCCATGGCTGGTGGGGCCATGCCCTCTTTGGCTGGAGTGATCTCGATACCGGCAAGCTGTCCAATGACTGGGCCGTGATCGGCTGCGACATTTTCAACAATATGCAGGGCGGCGCGCAGATCGCGATGTCCCGATTCTACTCGGAGCGTAACCGCTGGCACGGCAATGGTGGTTGGACCGCCCTTGGCCCCAATATCGAGGTGCATAGCGAGGACGAAGAATTTTACGACATCGTCTCGATCAATGATATTTTCGATGGCCGCGACGGCCTGTCCACGCCGATCGCGACCACCAACTGGGCCGACACCATCGCCGGCTTCGCTGGCTATGACACCGACAGCCCGGAGGCGGCCGCCGCGCAGACGCATTTTCGCCGCGGCTTTGTGACATCGGGCAACTGGTATGGCCGCCCGGAAGGCGACGTTTTCGCACGCCAGCGCGGGCGCGTGTCGGTCATCCATCCCAAGCTCTGGCAATCGAGCATCGTGATTACCGGCACCGACCGTGTCGTCATCGACAGCCCGATGATCGAAAACAGCTATGAGGATGTCAGCAAGCACTGGCCGATGGTGCCGGAGGCCATTCGCGTGACGCCGGCGGATGGCGGTCTCGATGTCACCGGCTTCGATCAGGTGGCGGTGCGCGGGGCAATGATCAATCGCGACATGGTCGGGCCGGCCATCCTGATATCCGGCTTTAAAAAGGCGGACATCAGCGGCCAGATCACGGGCGGTCGTGACGCCGGCGTGCGCCTGGAGGCCTGTGGCGGCCGCGTCGCGGTCGATGTCGAAAATGTCGGCACTATCGTCGAGGGCGCGCCTGAACATTCCTGCGCCGTCGCTGTCTTCGGCCAGCGTGGCCCGCTGCTGGTCGATGTGCAGGCGATCGAAAGCCGCGCGGTGCCGGAAGAGGGCGATGCCGATCCGCGCCAGATGACCCATGCGGTCTACGTCAATAGCGGCGTCGGCTTCCCCGTGCGCGTCTCCGGATCAGCCACCGGCATGCTGGAGGGAAAATGGGTCAATGTCGGCAATAATGCGATCGACGCGGGCCTGATCGACCAGGCCGAACGCCGCCTTGAAACCAACATCCCAATGCGCGCCGGCGGCGGCTTCGAAAGCATTGGCAGCCCGACCTTCCGCAGCGAAGCCGGCGAAATCAACGTCAACCTGGTCGCGCCGGCGGATCGCAAGATCAACTTCCTGTCGCCCGATGGCCTGCAGGCGCAGATACACCAGCTGGCCAATGGCGATCTGCAGGTCAACACGCATGACGATGGTGTGGGCGTGGGCACGCCTCTGGTCATCGCCAATGACGGCCATCTGGTCGCCAATATCGGCATGGCCACCCCGCTCGAAATTCGCCCCGTCGTGGGCGGCGGCACCATCGCATGGCTCTGGTCGGCTGACGACGGCGTGCTGCGCATCTCTCCCACCCGCCCGACGTCCGAAGAACTGGGCGTGGCGGTCGGCGATCAAACGGACGGAGTATAATCCATGGCCATCAAGACGTCTCAGAAGCTCAAGGGTCAAATCTACAGTGAATTGGCTGATCAGTTCGGCGATTTTGATGCCCCATTATTTAATTCCGTTGAGGCTGGCGTTGAGGGGACCGTTGTCGGAAAGCTGTTTTATGCGCCTGCACCGTTGGGTGCGATGAGCCCCGACAGCCAACGCGACGTATCTGGAGAAAAGCGAGCCTATCTTCGTATCGAATTAACCCCCTATTATGTCGATCAAGGTGATAAGTTTGCACCTGTGAGCCGTTCCTATGCCGATGCCATGGTCAGGGACGCAGCGCCTTCCTGGTCTGACGTGCTGTCGGCTGCGCATTTGGATTGGGTCAAGGACCGTCACTGGCAGCTGCAACCAGTTCGTCAGTTTCGATCCTTCAGCCGACTTCTCGACTACGGCGGGAGCGCCTCCTCAAGAGCTACCGCAGCCGCGCTCGAAAGCGTCGATAGTGTAGCGATCATTCCCGCCAATACGGTTCGGCGGTCGGATGAAGGCGCGCAGATCGAGCGTGCGAGCAGCAATTTGCTTCCCTATCACGATTGGGTTGGAGCGGTCGTTGGTATGATCGGTTCCGGCGGCGCTCTCCCCACTGGCTGGGAGCCCAATTTCTCAGTCGTTCGCGAAATCGTCGGTACAGGCGTCGAGAATGGACGGCGCTGGATATCCTTCAGGCTATCTCGCACGGGCGGCGCCCCAGTTGCCGCCAACATCAACGTCCGAACGCTGAACGCAGCGAAGATGACCGCTCCGGGACCTATTGTCGCATCCGGCCAGGTTCAAGTTGTCAGCATGTCGGGCGTTGCGACCGGCGTGCAGATCAACATCAATGAGTTTCAGGCCGACGGCGTGACCGCGGTGGGGACCACCTCGGGTCGCCTGTACACGCCTGCGGACGGCCGCCAGACCTATGCGACCTGGCGCAACACAGCTGCAGCGAACAAGGTCACCCAGAATTTCAACGTCGCCTGCTCGACCACGGGTGACGATTTCGAGGTTGTTTTCAAAATCTGGTCGCCACAGCTCGAAGCAGGCGAAGATGCAGAAGATTTCACGTCTACAATGTCGGCGGCCGATGGCACCAGCCCGCGCGCGGCAGACGCGGTAGGCCTGCTGGCGGCTGACGGTCTGTACGACGTGCTCACCCGCGGTGACAACTATGACGCTTGGAACGACTTGGTGGAGGCCATCGACGAAAGGCTTCCACTGCCGACCTCCCGCCGAAACCGCAAAATTCTGTCACATCGCGCATATCACAGCGAACGCATTACGCCTGCGCAGAAGCAGGAGATCAGCGACGAGCGAGCACCGCTCCTCGCTACTATCGGCGATGCGAACCAGACGATCGACGGGAGCATTTATTGGGTTCAGACCGCAGGGCAGCCCTGGTCGTTCCTTCGCGCTTCCAACAAGCGTGAATATTATGAGATCCAATGCCGGAAAGGATACCCTTGGTCGGGTGACGTCGCCGGTGATCGCATCCGGACGGAGTTTCAGCACCCATTCAAAGAATCTTTCGGCGTCGACGTCTGGCGCTTCAATCGCATCCGCTATGACACGCCAACCGGCATCTTGGCGCCGATCGTGCTCGCCCAGTGGCACGCGACCGAGGATGCCGGAGATTTCGCGGGCTATCCCAATTATGAGGAGAGCCTGCGGCCGGACCAGACGCTCAGCATCTACACTTCGTCTGTGCCAGCCGCATCGCAGCCGACTGCCTATCCTCGCACTGTGCGGGCGGAAGGCATCCCTTTCTCCGCTGGTGTCTGGCACACTGTGCTTCGGCGCGTCCGCTTTGGCTGGAATGGCGACGCGCTGCTACAGGTCTGGGTCGATGGAAACCTTGTCGTGGATGCAGTGGGTGTCTCGATCGGTCACAACGACGCGATTGGTCCGTACTGGAAGCAGGGGCTTTACTGGTCCGACGCTGCCGCAGATCAGATCGTAACCGCACGAATCGCTTGTATAACTCGTAGCAGCGCAAGCCTGCTTGGTTACATCGATAGGCCCCCGATTGCCTACTAGCGGTATTGCTGACTATTGCCTCAGTCGGGCTCGGCGGGTACGTCAAGCTGTCGATCCGCATCTGAGGCAAGCACAATGCCAAATACTGGACGGTTATATACCGCACCGGAAATGATATATTTGTATGTCACCGCATTTCTCGTCTGCGCAGCAGGATTAACGGCAAGATATAGCAATATTCCGCTATGGGCATCCTTATTCGATGCAATATTCATCGGATATATTGTCGTTCATATTGCATTTAAGGGAATAAATATATCAAATATATGGCTCCCTGTTGTTGGAGTCATTTATCTTTCTTCAAACTTTGTTCTTTACTATGTGAATTACGATGGATATTCATCAGCTTTATCAACAACAGAAATAAAGAACTTTCTTTTTTCGAATAAATTTATATTTTATTGCATAATAATATCAATATCCGGCAACGGCTTTAATGTAACAAAGCGCCAATGCCAGTATCTATTTATTCCAATTTTAACAATATTTGCATTAAAATACACGTTTTCTAGAATTGTATGGGACAATACGAGGCCAACACTCGTAACTGAAAACAATTTCGAACTGATGTACTTTCTATTATTGTATTATTTATATCTCATTGCAGAGAAGCGGGAAGGTTCCAAGCATTCTTGGACAATTCTCGCTCTAGTTTCGTACACCGTTTTCGTATCCGGATCGCGCTCGTCCATTCTAGCACTGGCGTGCATGATTATATTTGAGTTCATTCGATACACGCCGCGCAATATAATTGCGGCAGCCACTGTATCCCCTCTATTTCTCCTTGCCGCCAATTATGTCTTTGAAAGCCGGGCAGACAACAATGCCCGCGGGAAATTTCTCGGGGTATTTCTGCAAGAGATAGATCGATTTAAGTTTCACGAGCATCTCTTTGGTTCGATGCCTCTCACGCCACTCTCAAACTGGGCTTGTTCGCAGCTCTCTTTTTGGCAAGATTTGATGTCCGCATCTGATGATGGTCATTGCTATGCGCTCATTCTTCATTCATTTTTCATGCGCGTCTATTTCGATCACGGCATTTTCGGCATAATATTCGTTTTTGCTGTCGCGTGGATTTGCCTGTCCAGAGGCAATCTTGAACGCAAAGAAGTCATCGGCATCATTTCCGTTCCGGCAGTTTGCGCGCTGTCGGTGTCGTCGTTCGCGTCCGCGTTTGTGTCACTGCCTATCGCGATCCTGTGTGGCGCGCGCTTCGTCCTGCCTCAGCGGGAAGCCGAGCCCACGCTCGAGCCAGCTTCCGTTCGCACCTGATCGCATTGGAGATAGCCCGCCATGCAAACGAAGATTGCTGCATCACTTTCTTTGGCCATATGCCTTGCCGCAACCGCTGCAGCATCAATGACAAGTGACGGTGCGCCGGTCCCGGTCTCCCGACTGAACAAAGAGGCCCAGCGTTATAGGGCAATCTCGCCCGGAGCCGACTGGCCACGCTCCAAAATACCCCATGGCAGATGCACCAATGTAAATCGCTTACTAGAAGTCAGCACAGCGCGACGACGTAAGACCATCGATGACCTAGCTCAGGCAGGCTTCAGCATTGCTCGCATTCCCATTGATCCAGCTGCGCACGCATCGGATCGACCACCATTCACCGTCGACAGACAGTATCTCGACGAGGTGGAGGATCTGGTAAAATACGCCGCATCCAAGAAGATATTTGTGGTGCTCGATTTTCATCGATACCACGAGCTTTCCATCAACCCTGACCACGAGACAAAGCGCTTCCTCTCGATTTGGTCGCAGATGTCTAGGCATTACAAAGGCCTGCCCAGCACGATTGCATTTGAAGTGATCAATGAGCCGCGGCTCAACCTTGAACCAGCGAGATATAACAGCCTGCTCGCCACAGCCATTAATATAATCCGTGAGCACAACCCCAACCGGCTCATTATCGCGGACACTCCCTGGGTCGCACACTACAAGGGGCTCAGCAGCCTAAAAATCCCAAATGATCTGAACGTCGTCCCTTCATTTCATTTTTATGATCCGATGGAATTCACGCATCAGCAAGCATCATGGATGGATAAGTACAAGTCGGCACGAGATTACAATGAAGACGATATCAACAAACTTAGCGACGCTGTAAAATTCGTTACCAACTACATTTCTTCCAGCAGAAGCGTGCCGTTTGTTGGTGAATTTGGTGCAATCAACAAGGCAAATCCGGAAACAAGAAAAGCCTATATGACGCTTATTGCAGAAGCATTTGCATCAATAGGCGTTCAGACCTGCGCCTGGACCTGGGACCCTGATCGTCAGGCCTTTCCAATCCAACATGGAACGGATATTTTGCCGGGATTAGAAAGCGCTTTAATTAAGCCACGTTAGCAAAATACATCCCCGACTTTCTCATTTTTGCTTTCTCGACGAATGCAAGAAATGTACGAAACGTCGTATTAGAATGCCGATCGGGTTGGGGGACGATTCTATGATAAGATCTCTTCAAATAGGTCGCGGGTTTGCAGCACTCGCGGTTGCCGCCTATCATCTTTCGATCATGTTTGGGGACCCTCGCTTCGGCTTCTCTCCTGTACTCTCGAATTTTACAGATCATGGATACCTTGGGGTAGATTTTTTCTTCGTCCTTTCCGGATTTATTATCTTGTCTGCTCACACGAGAGACATTGGAGTGCCGGCGCAGGCTGGTCAGTTTTTCCTAAAGCGTTTCATCCGTGTATATCCCTTATATTGGATATTCACGGCTGTTGTTCTCATCGGATCCGCAGCGACCGGTGGCGTTAATGGCGTTCCTACCCATTTTGCCGATCTGGCTTCAGTCGTAACGTTGATTCACTGGGTGCCATACGACCCCCCACTGAACCCGTCATGGACCCTCTATTATGAAATTATGTTCTATGTCCTTTTCAGCATCCTAATTCTGAATCGGCGAATTGGATGGATTGTTCTTGCAGCCTGGTTCCTGACGGCTGCAGTGCTGTGGGAATATCCGGCTCATGGCGATTGGAGCTTCTCTTCGGCGTTCTTCAGCGTTTTTAACCTTAGTTTCCTAGCTGGGATTTGCGCATTTTGGTTGTCTAATAACAGCAGCCAGCGGGTCGCTGGTGCCTTGATCTCGATGGGTATAGCGATCTTTGCGGGGACATATTATTTCGATATGGACATCCTGCCATTTGAAGACATTAGGCCGCTCTACAGTGTCGCGTTCATGCTTCTTCTCGGAGGGCTCGCCGCGCTTGAGAGGTTAGGATGGAGGCCTAGCGGTTCCTGGCTTCTGATGTTGGGCGACGCATCTTACACGCTTTATCTGTCGCATGAGAGTGTAGGTAGCACCGCGTTGAAAATCGTCAAAAAGCTCCGCGTTGCTGATTTTATAGATCAGCGAATCATCTATTTCGCGATACTGTCGGCGATGATTGTTTTTGCCCTGGTATTCTATCGCCTTGTAGAAAAACCGCTTCTCGATCAAATGAGGAAAGTATTGAGGCGCCGAAAGCTGGTCACACCTCAGGACCTCGCCGCCGCATAAATCGAAGATATTCATTTATTCTGCGTTTTCCTTAGGCGTGATGGGCAGGTGCCTGCTTCGGCGGTGGAAAAACAGCTAGTGAAGATCGCCCTTGAACAGGCCAGGGCCGGCGCGGAACCGCGCCTGAATATCATCCAGTCGAGCCTCTTGCTCGGCCGTCAGATGCGCATGGCTTTCCTGCATATATTCATAAAGCGCCTGTAGCGCGCCCACCGCTGCATCTTCGTCGACGATCGGCGCGCAGAATCGGCGCTCCATCTCGCCAATCAGTTGATCGATGTCACTCGTCGTCATGCCCACAGGCTACCAGCGCGACCGCTGCCAGCAAGCGCGATCAGGCTCTGGCGGTAGCACCGGACATTACCCGTCCACACTCTTCGCGCGCGCGATGCTCCGCGCCATGCGGGGAACAGGATCGGCCTGAGCAAGGGGCAGCAAATCATGACCAGTATCATCCTGAGCGCGCGGCCTTCACGCCACGCCGGTCCGCACCGGATCGGACCCTGACGACATGGCCGACGAACCAACCACGGCGCAATGGCTGCTGGGCGGCGGTGGGCTGTTCGGCCTGGGCGCCGGTGCCAAATGGCTGCTCGAATGGTGGAGCAAGCGCGACGATCGCCGTCAGGAGCGCGAGGCCAAGCTGCAGGGGGAAGAATCAAAAAAGGTGCAGTCTCTCAACATCCGCGTCGACCAGCTCGAAGACAAGATCACCCGCCTGACCGTGGCGGTGAACATCCTGGTGGCCAAGGAATATCGGTCCGATCCCAACAGCCCCGAACTGCTGCAGGTGCGCGCCATCCTGGGCGATGCCTTTCCCCTGCACCTGCACGTCCCCGCCGACATGGAAGCCCGACTGGAGGAAATTCGATGACCCTCATCACCGACAATGATTTCGTGTGCCTGTTCCAGGCGCGCTTCGGCCTGGTGCGTGACGGTGTTGCCGGCGCCCGCACGATCGGCAAGCTGGGCGATACCGCACCCATCGCCCTGCCGCATCTGACCCTGCCGCTCGATGACGACGCCTTCGTGCGCCTGTTTCAGCGGCTGCATGGGCTGGTGGTCGATGGCTGGGCAGGCCGCGATACCATCGCCAAGCTTGACCGGATCGCCCCGCCGCAGGATCTGCCGGCGGTCGGCATCCCGGCCAGCTATTGGCCGATGCTGTCGAAGATCGAGAGCGCGGACCGCCCATATGTTAAGGCGTCCACCTCCAGCGCGTCGGGCCTCTATCAATTCATCAAATCGACCTGGCTTGGCGAGGGCGGCAAATGGGGGCCGGACATGGCCCAGGCCTTCGGCGGCCTCAAGCCCTCACCCGATGAACAGACCGAGCGGGCCAAGAGCTTCACCCGCAAGAACGCGGTCTATCTGCAGGGCAAGTCCATCCCCATCAACCGGGCCACCCTCTACGCCGCCCACTTCCTTGGCCCCCTGACCGCCGCTGCCATCATCGGCGCCGACATCAACGCCCGCGCCGACCTGATCGCCGGCCCTGCCGCGACCAAGGCCAATCGCTCCATCCTAGAGAACAAGACGGTAGGTGACTTCTTCACCTGGCTTAAGGCCAAGACCGGGGACTGGGCGCGATGAAGCTGCCACCCATCACCATGGCCACCGCCCGCATCATCGCGGGCGGTGGCTCTTTCGCGCTCACCATCTTCGTCCTGGTGATGATCCTGATCCGCCCGGAGCTGGCGCAGAACGACCTTTTCAAGAGCCTGGCGCAGGCGATCGTCATCCAGGGCCTCATTGGCCTGGTCATGGCCTTCCTGTTCACCGGCGCGCAAAATGGGGGCAAGGGCGAATGACCCGCCTGTTGCCGCTGATACCCGCCTTGCTTCTGGTCGGCGCCTGCCGGACGATGCCGGCCATCTCCTGCGACAATGCCGCTACCGTGCGCGCGGCGGCCGTGCTGACAATCCGCACGATCGACCGGGCCTGTCCCCTCCCGTGAGGCAGCAGGAGGATATCCCGGCCGACCTGTCGGAGCTGATCCGCCTCGGCTCGATCGCTTCGGTCGATCTGGCGGCCGCGCGCTGCACCGTGCGCTATGGCGATCCGGATGATGAGGATGGCGGCGCGGAAACTCCGCCGATCCGCTGGCTCGCCCCGCGCGCCGGCAAGACCCGCAGCTGGTCGCCGCCCAGTGAGGGCGAACAGGCGTTATTGCTGGTCCCCGATGGCCAGATCGCCGCCGCCATCGCCCTGGTCGGGATCTGGAGCGACGCTTTCCCGCCGCCCGAATCCACGCTGGCCGAACTGGTCGAATATGCGGACGGCGCCCGTGTCGGCTATGATCCGCAGGCGCATGCGCTGACCGCCATCTTGCCCGCCGACGCCACCGCCCTGGTCGATGCCCCTGGCGGCATGATCCTGCGCGGTCCTGTCCGGATTGAGGGGCCGGTCGATGTGGTGGGCGCAGTAACCGCGACCGACGATGTCACCGCCGCCGGCATCAGCCTCAAATCCCACAAGCATGGCAATGTGCAGGCCGGATCCGCGCAGTCCGGTCCGCCGGTCGCGGGGTAGCACCGGCTCCTACCCCGCCGCGCCCTTCGCGCGCGCGACGATGCAAGCCATGGCTTGTCTCCATGAAGGGCATGAACGTCACCACAGGAAAGCCGATCGAGGGCGCGGATCATCTCGCCCAGTCGATCGCTGATATCCTCAGCACCCCGCTGGGGTCGCGGGTGATGCTGCGCGACTATGGCTCGCTGCTCTTCGACCTGATCGACCAGCCCTTGAACGCGGCCACGGCGATGTTGCTGCGCGCGGCGACGGCGGTGGCGCTGCGCCGCTGGGAACCGCGCATCAAGGTCAGCCGTGTCGCCCTGTCCGGATCCCCGGCCCAGGGCAATCTGACCATCACCATCACTGGCACCCGAACCGACGTCCCGGCGGCGACGGCGCGCACCACCCTTTACATCCCGCTCCCCTCGACCATCGCCAGCTGAAAGGCCAACCATGCACGGCATCACCATCCGCGAAACCACCACCGGCGCCCGCACCATCCTGGCGTCGAGCCTGGGCTATATCGGCCTGATCGCCACCGCGACGGCGGCGGTCGGCGCCCCCACCACCGAACTGGACGCCGCCTTCCCGCTCAACACCCCCGTGCTGGTCACCGACGTCGATGCCGCCGCCGGCAACGCCGGCACGGGCGGCACGCTCAAGGCCGCGCTGGAGGCGATCGGCGACCAGACCAGCCCAATCGTCATCGTCGTGCGCGTGGCACCGGGCGATGATCAGGCCGAAACCGACGCCAATGTCATCGGCGGCACGGACGGCAATCTCTACACAGGCATCCAGGCGCTGCTGGCGGCCGAAAGCAAGGTCGGCATCCGCCCCCGCATCCTGGGCGCGCCGGGGCTGGATAGTCAGGCGGTGACGGCAGAGCTGGTGGTGGCGGCCAAGAAGCTGCGCGCCCGCGTCTATGCCCAGGCGCAGGGCGACGACGTCGCCGAAGCCATCCTCTATCGCGACAATTTCGGGGATCGGGAACTGACGCTGATCTGGCCCGATACGTCCGACGCCGCGCCCGGCGACGCCGTCGCCCGCGCGCTGGGCCTGCGGGCGAAGATCACGGAGGAACAGGGCTGGCACAAGACGCTGAGCAACGTGATCATCGGCGGCGTTACCAGCATGACCCGCGATGTCCATTTCGACCTGCAGGACGAAAGCAATGACGCCGGCCTGCTGAACGCGGCCCAGATCGTCACCCTGATCCGCAGCGACGGTTTCCGCTTCTGGGGCAATCGCACCTGCGCCGGCGATGATCAGCCCGAATTCAGTTTCGAAAGCGCGGTACTGACCAGCTTCGCCCTGCAGGACATGATCCTGTCGGCGGTGAAGCCCTTCCTCGATCAGCCGATGACCGTAGGCCTGATCAAGGATGTGCTGGAAACCATCAACGCCCAGCTGCGCCAGCTGGTGGTGGACGGCCGCCTGATCGGCGCGCTGGCCTATTATGATCCGTCGAAGAACAGCTCGACGGCGCTGGCATCGGGGCGCCCGACCATCAGCCTCAAATATACGGCGGTCGCGCCGCTGGAAAACCCGATCATCGAGCTGATCAACACGGCCGAATATTATGACGGCTTCGCTGACCAACTCGCCTGATCTTCTCGCCTCACCCGACCGCTAAAGGACTAGAGCCATGGGCCTGCCCCGTAACCTTGTGAACATCAACGCCTACAAGAATGGCGTCTCCTATCTCGGCGTCGTCTCCGAATTCGAACAGCCCAAGCTGGCGATCGAGACGGAGGATTATCGCGGCGGCGGCATGGTCGGCGCGGTCAAGCTCGACAAGGGCGTCGCCGCGATGGAAGCGACCCTGACCTTCGGCGGCCATGAAGTCAGCCTGGTGCGCGAATTCGGCACTACCAGCGTGGAAGGGACGCGCCTGCGCCTGGTCTGCGCCTATCGTGCCGATGATGGCAGCGCCGCCCAGGCGGTCGAGATCTATGCCGGCGGCCGCTTCACCGAAATCGACCTGGGCAAGGACAAGCCCGGCGATCAGACCGAGCATAAATATACCGCTGCGCTCTCCTACTATCGCCGCGTGGTCGATGGCCGCACGGAGGTGGAGATCGACTTCATCCAGGGCGTCTTCATCGTCAACGGCATCGATCGCTATGCGGAGATCATGGCGATCCTGATGGGCTGAAGCCCGCGCACAGATCCGCCGGGCGGCCTTATGCGGGGCTGCCGTCCGGCGGTGGGCCGGTGGGGTCTTTCTTCTCCTCATCCCCCATCGGCCCATTCCGCCCCGCCGCAAAGGATCCCCGCATGACCGACCCGCAAGTCGCTGCCGCCAGCGAGAACAAGAACCGCTTCGAAACCGTCACCCTCAACACGCCCATCATCCGCGGCGAAACGACGATCGACAAGCTCACCCTGCGCAAGCCCAAGGGGGGCGAGCTGCGCGGCCTGACCCTGCAGGACATTCTCCAGACCGATATCGGCACCATCATCACCCTGGTGCAGCGCATCTCCGACCCGATCCTGATCAAGGATGAAGCGGACAATCTGGAGGCGGATGACCTGGCCGAAATCGGGGGCACGATCCGTGGTTTTTTTATGACGGCGTCGGAGAAGAAGGCGATCGAAAGCTACGTCGCGGGACTGATGCCTACGACCTGATGGCCAATATCGCGGCGGTTTTCCACTGGCCCCTGTCGGAGCTGCGCGAACTGGACCTGGCTGAGCTGATCGAATGGAGCGGGCGGGCCAATGCCCGCTTCAACGCCATGTGGGGCGGCAAGGAAAGCTGATGAACAACAAACTCTCCCTGCTGGTCAACTTCGTCGGCGTCGACAAGATGTCGGGCGCGCTGAAGAACATCGTCGGCCTGGGCAAGAGCGGCTCCAAGTCGCTGCGGGAATTGGGCGGTGAAGCTAAAAAGCTGGAGCGGGAAATTGCCGAATATGACCGGCGCATATCCCGCACGAGCGGTAGCGCCAATGCGCTCTGGGATCAGCAAAAGCAGAAGATGATCGAACTGGAAAAGGTCCAGGAACGCATCAATCGACAACAGCGGCTGATGGCCATCGATGCCGACAAGCAGGCGATGCAGCGGCGCGGCCAGCAGCTGAAGGACAGCGGGCGCGACAGCATCGTCGGCGCTGCCGTCAATGCCATCCCCCTGATCGCCGCCGCGAAACAGGCCATGACCTTCGAAGCGGCCATGGCCGATGTCCGCAAGGTCGTCGATTTCCCGACGCCCAAGGCATACGCCCAGATGGGCAGCGATATCCTGACCTTGTCGACACGCATCCCCATGGCGGCCGAAGGCATCGCCGCGATCGTCGCTGCGGCAGGCCGGGCTAATATTCCCCGTAAAGAGCTGCTGCGCTTCGCGGAGGACGCGGCAAAGATGGGCGTCGCCTTCGACATGACCGGTGATGAGGCCGGCGGGATGATGGCCAAATGGCGCACCGCCTTTTCGCTTGGGCAGGCTGATGTCGTTCGTCTTTCCGATCAGGTCAACGCGCTGACCAATACCTATGGCGGCAATGCCACGGCGGTGGCCGGCGTCATCACGCGGATCGGCGCGCTGGGCGGTGTGGCCGGCGTTTCGGCGTCTCAGGTCGGCGCCATGGCCCAGCTGCTCAACAGCGTCGGCGTCGAAGAGGAGGTGGCGGCCACCGGCATCAAGAACATGATGCTCGCCTTGACCAAGGGCACATCCGCCACCAAGAGCCAGGAAGCCGTTCTCAAGACTTTGGGCCTGACGGCCACGGATCTGGCAGGGCGGATGCAGAAGGACGCCGGGGGCGCGATCACGGATGTGCTGCAGCGCCTCAGCAAGGTGCCGAAGGCGGCGCAAGCCGGCATGCTCACCGATCTGTTCGGATCCGAATCGGTTGGCGCGATCTCCCCGATGCTGGTCAACCTCGACAAGCTGCAGGCGAACTTCGCGCTGGTCGGCAACAAGGCCGCCTATGCCGGGTCGATGAACAAGGAATATCTGGCCGCCGTCGCCACGACGGAGGGCGCAACCGGGCTTGCCATGAACTCGCTCAAGGCGCTCAACATCGAGCTTGGCACGACGATGCTGCCGACTATCACCAGCGCCGCCCAATCGGTGCGGGGTGTCGTGCTGTCCATGCGCGATTGGGCGCAGGCCAACCCGCAGCTGGCATCGACCATAGTGACCACGCTGTCCGCGCTCATCGGCCTGCGGATGGGGCTGGGCGTGCTGAAATTCGCTTTCGGCGGCATCCTGGGGCCGCTTGGATCGACCATCGCCTTTTTCCGTAAGGTGGAGGGTGTATCCAAATTCGGAACGCTCATCACCACGACGGGTGGGATCCTGAAAAAGGCAGCGCCGGCCTTCTCGATGCTACGCACCGCCGCGCTCTTCATGGGCCGGGGCTTCATGCGCGCAGGCGCGATGATGCTCGCCAACCCCATCGTCCTCATCATCACCGGCATCGTCGTCGCCCTCGGCGTGGCTGCGTACCTGGCCTATACCCATTGGGACAAGATCAGCAGCGCGTTCAAGGCCGGTGTCGCCTGGGTGAAGGGCGCGATCGGCGGCTTGCCCGACTGGATGCGCAACATCGGCTCGATGATGATGCAGGGGCTGTTGCTCGCCATCAATCCCATGGCGCTCGGCAAACGGCTGATCGACATGGCGAAATACGGCATTCAGCAGTTCAAGGCTTATCTGGGCATCAAATCCCCCTCGCGCGTCTTCATGGCGCTGGGTGGCCATGTCGCGGGCGGCCTGGAGCGCGGCATAGACGGCAACCGCCACGGCCCAGCGCGGGCCGCCGGGCGCATGGCCGCTGGCGTCGCAGCAGCCGGCGCTCTGGCCATGGCCGCCCCTGCCGCCGGTGCGCGGCGCCCAGCCCAGGCAGTGCCGGCGCAGGCTGCTGGCGACACCTATCATCTGCATATCCAGCAGCGCCCCGAAGAGGATGCAGAGGCATTGTGCCGCCGGCTGATGGAGATGATGGAACAGGCCAAGGCGCGAAAGGCCCGATCCAGCTACGACGACGGTCGGTAAAGCCGCATCCTACCCGGCCACCCGCTCGCTTCGCGCGCGCGGGTTAACCAGACCGGGCCAATGGCCACGCTTCCCATCGTCAGCCCGGCGCACCTCATGACGCTGGGCATGTTCATCTTCGGGATGGACACCATCCCTTATCAGGATCTGCAACGCCGCATCAGCTGGCGGCACGAGGAGATGGACCGCTTCGGCGCGCGCCCCGCCAGCCAGTTCGCTGGCCCCGGTGAGGATCTGGTGACGATCGCCGGCCTGGTCGTACCCGAAGTCGCCGGCAGCTATGCGTCGATCGACCGCCTGATCGAAATGGCCGACACCGGCGACAACTGGCCGCTGGTCGACGGGCTGGGCTATGTCATGGGCCATTATCGGATCGAGGGGATGGACCTTGGCCATGTCGGCATCATGGCCGGCGGCCTGCCGCGCGGCCAGCAATTCACCATGGATCTGAAGCGGGTCGACGGATGACCGCGAACCGCGCGGCGATGCGCCTGACGCTCGATGGCGCCGATCTGGCCGACAAGGTCAACCCGCGCCACATGGAGCTGACCCTGACGGAAAAGCGCGGGGGCGAGGCGGACGAGCTGAGCCTCACCCTGCAGAATGCCGACGGCCGTCTGGCGCTACCGGATCCCGGCAAGATCATCGCGCTGGCGCTGGGCTGGGAAGCGGGCGACGACATCACCCCCGGCCTGGTCGAAAAGGGCCGCTTCACAGTGGATGAGGTGGAGGCATCCGGTCCGCCCGACCGGATCACGATTCGCGCGCGATCGGCGGACCTGTCGGGCAGCTATCGCCGGCGCCGCACCAAGGCATGGAAGGGCGTCACCCTGGGCGCGATCCTCTCCGACATCGCGGGGCGCCATGGCATCACCGCACAGGTGCATCCCGACCTGTCGGGCAAGTCCATCACCATCGATCAGAATGGCAAGTCCGACATGGCCTTCGTCCGGGATCTGGGCAGCCGCTTCGACGCTGTCGCCACCTGGAAGGATCGGCGCCTCATCTTCATGCCGGTCGGCAGCGACACCACGCCCAGCGGCACGGCGATTCCCGGTCTGACGCTGACCCGCCGCGATGGCTGGGCCTGGAGCTTCACCCGCGCCGAACGTGACGAGAATGACGGGGTGCAGGCGCAATGGCATGATCAGGCATCGGGACGGAAGAAGACCCATTCCACCGGCGGCGACAACCCGAAACGCTTGAAGCGCGTCTATGCGAGCGAGGCCGACGCCAGGCAGGCGGCCGATGCCGAAGCGAAGAAGCGCGCGCGCGGCGGCTATCGCTTCGAATATGATCTGGCACTGGCGGACTGTCGCATCACGCCAGGTCGTAAGCTCAGCCTGTCGGGCTGGGGCAGCAAGGTCGATGCGGTCAAATGGCTGGTCGATACCGTCGAGACGACATTGAACGCCAGCGGCATTCGGCAGAAGATCACGCTGGAGAGCGCTTAGACCTGTGCCTTCAGCGCTTCCTGCAATTCCAATGCCCAGGCGGTTTCTCGCTGATCGTGCCGACCATCAGCGTCCATGATCAGACCGCAATGATCTAGGATCAGTCGCGACACGCGCGCGCCGATCGGTGAAGACTTCAACCGTTTAAGTCCGATAGCAATATCCCGCCCGTCAGGTGCGATCGCCGGCGTCCTCCGCATGGCTGCCTCGATCAAATCGTCATTACCGCCAAAGCGGATTACGTAGGCAGTTATCGCAGCCTCTAGGGCATCGGCTTCGAGCGGATGATAGTCGCCGTCACATTTTGCCATGAAGAGCGTGATCTTCGTGAAGTCCGCAAAACCTTTGTCTTCAAACGGCAGGGCGCCGGTGGCTGCGAGCATTTCGAAGTGCCTTTTTGCCTCGACCATTTCCCCGGTCGACAGGTCCATTACTTCCCGGATGTTTTCGATCTTGAACATCCGCGGCGCCTCGCGGGCATGGCAATAGGCATGAATGTGGGTGGCATGGCCATATCCGTCCAGGCGCCGGCAGGTGATATCCCGCTCTTTTTCCTTACCTTTAGAATCGACGTAAAGAATGCGGCAGGACCATGAGGAGCTGTGATCGCGAGAGCGGACGCGGCTCGCCGGCGCATCGTCTGGTCCAAAAACCTCGGCTCGAATTGTGACCGCCGGCGGGGTTACCTTCATTCGCAAAAAGGCCCTCGTAAACATCGTTCCCCCGATCATGCTGAAATTAAAAGTCAGGCCACTCTTCGTCTGGATAAAACTGATCATCGGCAGGTTCGCCATGATCCTGATCACGCGCGGACATCGGGGATGAGGAAGGCAACTCTGGCGCCTCGCCATCGAAGGCAACGCGGATCCATGTCCCGCTTTCCGACACGCCCTGGAAGATCGCTCGAACCTCATGCCCCAGCCGCATCAGCTGGCCGATCCGGCCGCAACGCTCAGCTGACAGATATCCGATCTGGACGCCGCGCGCCGAATAGACGGCTATCGCCAGCGGATCATGTTTGTTGGTCGGCTCCGGGCGCAATTCGATCGCCTCGCCCGGCGGGCAAAGCAATATCTCGAATCGCCTATCAGAGCCGTCAGCATTGGGAAATTGCGCGCCGACAACGGTCAGGGACATCGCCTGCAGCGCGCCCGCCATGGTCAGACGCTCTTCACCACCGCGACAACGCGGCCAACGATGAACAGGTCGCCGTCGCTGGCGAAGTCGTCGCGGATCAGCTGATTGTCGGAGCTGATGCGGATCGTGCCGTCCGGCTGCGCGCGCAGGCGCTTGATCATGCCCCAGCCCGAATAGACAATGGCCCAGATCTTGTCGCCCATCTCCGGGCGCGTCTGCGACCGATCGATGATCACGACATCCTGGTCATGGATCGTCGGCATCATCGAATCGCCAGCACCCCTCGTGCTGCACAGCATGTGCGGCGGTGAGCTGGTGAACTGACTGATCCAGCTGCGCGAGAATTTGACCTTCGCCACCTCGATATGATCGGTGTCGAGGAAGGTGCCGCCCATGCCGTATTTGAGATCGATGCTGTCGATCTCGACCAGATCTTCGTCGATTTCGACCACCGGTTGGGCTGCGGCGACCAGCTGCCTCGACATGCCGGCATCGTCCGTCTCGCCCATCAGATATTCGGCGGTTGTGTCCAGCTCGCGCGCAATCTTGTGTGTGTGCTTCGAACCCTGCGCCGGCTCGTTCATCAATTTCCAGATTGCCGTCGGCGACACGCCCACCCGGCGCGCCAGCTCGCTCTGGGTCAGGCCCTTGTCGGCCATCAGGGCCACTAGACGATCGCTGCGAAACACCGGCTGACCATTACAACCTTGGTAAAAATCAGCGATGCAACTTTTCTTATTGCGCCGGTCTGCAACCTTAGTTAAAACATCAACCATGGTTCAAACGCTCACCCCTTATGAAGCGCTGACGCAGGCGATCGAAGTCGCTGGCTCACAGTCGGAACTTGCCCGCATTTGCGGGGTATCGCCCACCGCTGTCTGGAAATGGGTGCAAAGCTCCAAGCGCCTGCCCGGCGAATATGTGCTGCAGGTTGAGGCGGCCACCGGCGTTCCTCGCCATCTGCTCCGCCCGGACCTGTATCCCCTCGATCTGCCCCAGGCGCCCAAGCGCTGGTATGGCACGGATCGCCACACCGGCGCCCGCATCTACGGCCTAGATCGCCGGCAGGGCCGTGTCGCCTTGGATCGCGGCGCAGAAACCAAGGGAGCGGCGCTGTGACCAAGATCCGCGAACCGCTCACCTATGAGCGCACCCTGACCACCATCGCCCAGGTCATTGGCTGGGATCGCTGCGCCGCCATTTGCGGGGTCAAGTCGGTCGAGGCCGTGCGCCGCTGGTCCGATCCCGATTGCGAAACGGAAATCCGCCTGATCGATGCTGAACGGCTCGACCGCGCTTTCCTCGATCATGGCGGCGATCACGCGCCCTTCCATCGGCTGCATGGCCTGCGCCTCGATCTTGCCGGCAGGGATGCCCCCGATCTCTGCCTGGCGGGCCTCGCCGGTTCTTCTGCCAAGGAAACCGGCGAGGCCATCGCCGCCATCATCGCGGCCGCCAGCTGCACGGATATCCGCACAACGCGCCGTGCCCGCAAGGAAGTGCATGACGCGATCGACATGCTGAAAACCGCGCTCGCCGCCATCGAGCGCCGCGAAACGGGGGAAGGCAAATGATCCATCAGCAACCACCGCGCCCGCTGGTTGAGGCGCCCCTGCAGTTCCGCATGTCCTCGGGCGGTGAGAAGGCAAAGCAAAACAGCCTCGCCATCTGCCCCAAATGTGACGCGCCGGCCTTCATCCGTCGCAGCACCCGCGTGACGGAGAAGGTCAAGCATCTGGATGCGCACTGCACCAACACCGGTTGCGGCCACACCTTCGGCCTGGAGCTGGTGTTTCGCCACACATATTGCCCCGGCCTGATCGAGCGCCCGGATCTGGATCTGCCGATCTGCCCGCGCGACCAGGTGCCCCATGTCCTGCCACCCGCCCGCGATGCCGGCGATGATCCCAACCAGCTGACCATGTTCGCCGGCGGCTGATCCGCCGGCCCATCCACCATCCATTGCCAAATTTGAACAACGCCCGTGCTGCGGGCGAGGGGGAAACTGTGTCTACGAAAGACGAGACCACCGCACTCAAGGTGCGGATCGATGATCTGGAAACCGTGCTGGCCAACATGGCTGGCGTCATGCGCAGCAGCGGACGTCTGCTCGCTCTGGCCGGCCTCGACCTGCTGGAGGACGGCGAAAAGCGGACCGCCCGCGCGCTCAGCGAACATGCCGCCGAACTGTGCGCCGTTTCGAAGCACCTGCTTCGCGGAGGTGCCGACCGGTGAATCTCGAAGCCGATATTCTCAAGGGCCTGACCGACAAGTTCCGTTTCAAGAAGACGGGCGGCACCTGGATGCAGGAAGGGCTCTGCCCCGATTGCGGCAAATGGGAAGCCTTCTGCGCCGCCAAGGATCCCAAGATCGTCCGCTGCGGCCGACAGGAAAAGTGCGGATGGGAAGAAAGCGTCCGCAGCCTGCTGCCCGATCTTTTCGAGGACTGGTCCAAGCGTTTCCCCACCACCAACACCAACCCCAACGCCGCCGCTGACGCCTATCTGGTCCACGAACGCGGGCTGGATCTCCAGCATCTGCGCGGCAGCTATAGCCAGGAAGTCTATCGTGACCACGATAGCGGCCACTCTGGTGCGACGATCCGGTTTCAGGTCGGTGACAGCTGGTGGGAACGCATCATCGATCGGCCCGGTCGCTTCGCGAAAAAGGCGCATTTCAAGAAGGGCAGCAAGCCCGGCGGTCACTGCTGGATCCCGCCCAAGCTGTTTTTCGAGGACTTTGCCAAGGCGGACCAGGTCTGGATCTGCGAGGGCATCTTCAATGCCATGGCCCTCTATCAGGGCGCCGGCCTGCTGACCGTGTCGGCCATGTCCTGCAACTATTGGCCTGAACATTTCCTCGACCAGCTCAAGGAAGAGATCCGCTCATTGAAGCGATCGACCCGGCCGGAGCTGGTCTTCGCCTTCGATCCCGGCGCCGCCGGCGTCAAATGGGCGCGCAAGTTCGTCGATCGCGCCGCAGCCGAAGGTTGGGCCGCGACGGCCGCGCAGGTGCGCCCCGATGGGGAAGGCACGACCCTCGACTGGAACGATCTGCTCCTGCGGCACCAGGAGTGGAAGGGAGATCCCGAAAAGGCACCGCTCTCCGAAGAGGCGATCAAGGGCTATCTCTGGAACGGCTCTGTCACGCTGGCCAAGACGCAGCGCGAAAAGGCGCGTCTGATCTTCCAGCGCACCAGCCTCGCCAGTTTCGACTTCCGCCACGACAACCGCATCTGGTGGTGCCGCTCCGTCTGGAAAGACGAGGAGCATGAGCTGCAGGTCGAGGAGATCGCGAACTGCGCCTTCCGCATGCTCTATCGCGAGCGGGACGAGGTCGCCGACGAAACCAACTATTTCCTGCAGGTCGATTTCCCTGATCAGCCCACGGTGAAAGCCCGTTTCACCGCCGCCACCTGCTCCAACCCCGGCGAATTCAAGAAGCGGCTGATGGCCTTTGCCGGCATGTGGAGCGGGTCGGGTGAGCAGCTCGACCGCCTGATGCGCAACCAGACCCGGCGGTTGAAGGTCGTCGAACCCATCCCCTTCACCGGATATTCGGCGCCGCACCGTGCCTGGCTGTTCGGCGACATCGCCGTGCGTGATGGCCGGATCGAAAAGATCAATGGCGAGAATTATTTCGATTTCGGCAAGCAGGCGGTGAAGTTGCGCAGCCCGGAACGGCTGCTCGACATCCACTATGATGCGGACAAGATCGCCTTCCCCTGGGTGGAAGATCTCTGGATCGCCTATGGCCCCAAGGGGCTGGTGACACTGGCCTTCTTCGTCATGAGCTTTTTCGCGGTGCAGATCCGCGACCGGCACAAGACGCTAGGGTTTCTGGAGCTGACCGGCCCGCCCGGATCCGGCAAATCGACGCTGATCGAATTCTGCTGGAAGCTGGCCGGCCGCGCCGGATACGAAGGGTTCGACCCGAACAAGGGCACCCCCGCCTTCATCGCGCGCAGCCTGCTCAAGGTGTCGAACCTGCCGGTCGGCTTCATGGAAAGCGGCCGCGACGACGAGAAGCGCGGCGGGACGCGCCAGTTTGATCCCAATGAATTGCTGGTGCTGTATGGCGGCCGCTCGCCGCGCGGGCTTGGCCAGAAATCGAACGGCTACGAAACCAGTGAGCCGCCTTTCAACGGCGCCATCTACCTCATGCAGAATGAGCGGATCGACGCGCATCCGGCGGTGCTGGAGCGCCTCATGTCGACGCCGATCGACAAGGCGCGCTGGTCGGAGGCAACGCGCGAATCCGCCGTTCGCCTCGAAACATGGCCGATGGAAGAGGTGTCGGGGACGATCGTGCATATCGTCCGCAACGAGGCGAAGTTCCTGAACTTCTTCTTCGACCGTTACAATCATCATGACCGGGCGATGCCGGCGCGCGTGGCCGGCCTGACCAACAGCCGACCGATCAAGACGCACTCGCAGCTCGCCGCCGCCGTCGAAGCACTGGCCCACCTGTTCCCCGTCCAACCGGCATGGATCAAGGAAACGGTCGAGCTGGTCGACGCCATGGCGCTCGATCGTCAGCAGAGCAGCGGCGGCGATCATCCGCTGGTGGCCCGCTTCTGGGAGCAGGTCGAATATCTGCTCGATCGCGAAAAGCTGGAAGATCACGCCATCGGCAAGTCGATCAACCAGCATCGCAACGCCGGCAAGATCGCCATCCGCCTGGTCGAATTCGAAGCGCGCTGCCGCAACGCCGGCATCGTCCCGCCCGACCTCGACAAGCTCAAGAAGGTGCTGCGCGGATCCAAGAGCCGGAAATGGCTCGCCACCGACAATGTCAACAACCCGGCGGGCCAGATCGTCCGCTGCTGGATCTTCGAAAACCCCCAAAGCCCGGAGAATGTCCTGTGAACCAGCGTCCTGTTCTGCGCCCTGCAAACGCGCGTCCCGCGCCCGCGCCCATGCCGCCCTTCATCATGATCTGCGCGCGGTGCCGCGTCGAACATCACTCGACCGAACCGAACCTGCCCGAAGGCTGGGCCATCATCGTCGCCGGCGTCCGCTGCCCCGATTGCAAGCCCGTCGCGAAGAAGGCGGTGCCCCATGGCTAAGCATTGCTGCGATGTCGCCGGCTGCGGCCGTAGCCGCCCCCGCTATCAGCGCGTCTGCGGCCGATGCTTCACCGTCCTGCCGCGCCAGCCTGTCCTGGCCCTGATCGCCGCCTATCGCCTGGGCGACCGGCCGACCTGGCGCGCGCTGCAGAAGAAGACCGGGCGCCTGCTCGAAAACCATCTCGCCTGCAAGACGCGGCTGCTCAGCCAGCGCGCCGGTCGCTTCGACCGGACCATGCCGCACGTCACCGCCCAGCAGGCCTTTCTCAACCACCAACGCCTGCTCGGTGAGCAGGACTGACAGAGGGAATAGTCGACCATGACCCAGTGCAATTGCATCGCCGATATCGACGCCAAGCTGGAAAAGCACACGCTCGATACCGCCATCTGCCTTTCCGACAACAAGCTGGTGGCCCGCACCTATTCCAGCCTGCGCCGCCGGGACAACAACAAGCCGGAAACGCGCAGCCGCGAACCCCGCCTGTTCGCGCACACCTTCTGCCCCTTCTGCGGCCAGCGCTACAATGCTGAACCGCCGAAGCCGGCCAGCTCGGCCGAACTGATCGCCATGCTGGACAATCCGACCGTTGCGGCGGCCGTCAATGAGCAGGGCGGGGGGCGCGCGGCATGATGCCCGCTCCCATCCTCCGCGCGCCGGCAGATCGCCATATCTGCCGCCTCGCGCTCTTCACCGCCGCGCAGCTGCGCCGCGTCGACAGCATCGCCCTGGCCGATCTGGGCCAGATCCTCAGCGATGCCGCCGATCGGCGCCGTGTCCCGCGCTTCACCGACAACAGCCAGCTCGTCCGCATCATGCAGCGCCTGGGCTGGCAGAAGCGCGGCTATGCGGGCGAAGGGGCCAGCAAAAGCCCCCTCTATGTCCGCGTCGCCACCGCCAACCTGCAGGAGGCGTCATGACCAGCCTGTCAATCGACGCGCTCGACCTGCGCAAGAATGAAATGCTGATGGTCGCTTACTCGAAATCGGCAAAGAAATGGTTCGCATGCATCGGCCCGGACCGTGGCACCCAGCGCGCGGTTGGCGAGGGCGAGACGTCGATCGCCGCCTTCGCCGAAATGCTGATCGACCTCGGCCATCGACCGGACGCGATGCAGTGAACCCGCCCCGCTTCTCCCCCGTCGTCCCCTTCGCCATCGGCGTCGCCCTGGCCGCCCTCTGGCTCGCCAGCTGCCCGGCGCTCACCTGGCTCCTGAAAAGGATCTCCTGATGACCATTCTTGGCCGGAAATCTCCCGAACGACAGCCGCTCCCCGCTGTCGCCCGCATCGATCGCATCGCCTGCCCGCGCTGCGCCACCGTCAACTGCACCCGCCACCACGCGGCAGCCCTGACCACCCGCCCGGTCGCCCAGCATTGGAAGGGGATCTGAATATGGCCGCTTCCGAAAATCTGTTCTCCGACGGTGTCCGCATGCTGTCGGAAGAAGCAATCGAACTCACCCTGCAGTCCCTCCGTGCCTATTGGGGGCGGCATGAACATGTCGCCATTGCCTGGTCGGGTGGCAAGGATAGCACCGCTACTCTGACGCTGATGGTTCACCTGATCGAAGCGGGCGAACTACCACGGCCAGAGAAACTCTATGTCTTCTATGCCGACACCCGTCAGGAACTCCCGCCCATTCAGCTAGCCGCGGAACAGGTGATGGCCCTTTTACGCTTGCGCGATTGGATCGAGGTGGTCGTTGTCCGCGCTCCACTGGACAAGCGGTTCATGGTCTACATTCTGGGCCGCGGCGTTCCGCCGCCCAACAATAAGACAATGCGGTGGTGCACCGGGCAGATCAAGGTCGACCCGATGGCGGAAGCCTTGGGCGCTGCCATTGCCAACATCCCCGGCAGCGCCTTGATGATTACTGGCGTCCGTCAGGGTGAGAGCGCCGTTCGCGACGATCGCATTGAAATGTCCTGTTCGAAGGATGGCGCAGAATGCGGGCAAGGCTGGTATCAGCAAGTCTTACCTGAGGCGAAGGGGATACGGGGGCGCGTCGCGACGTTGGCGCCGATCCTCCACTGGCGGGTCTGCATCGTGTGGGACTGGCTCAAGGTCTATGCGCCCCAGCCCGAGTTCGGCGGTTGGCCCGTCCGGATCTTGGCTGACGCCTATGGCGGCGACGATGCGGAGGAAATCAATGCGCGGACCGGCTGCATCGCATGTCCGCTGGCCTCCAAAGATACCGCTCTCGACTATCTGATCGGCACGGCGGAATGGCAGCACCTGGCACCGCTCGCCGGATTGAGGCCGATTTATCGCTGGATGCGTCTGCCTCAGCAACGCCTGCGAAAGGCAGGTGCAGAGCGCCTTAAAGACGGTAGCTTGGCGAAGAACCCGCAGCGCATGGGGCCGTTGACGCTCGACGCGCGGCAACAGGCCCTGGCAAAAATTCTCGATATCCAAACCCGCGCCCGCGTCGATCTGATTAATGGCGAAGAAGAAGCTCGGATCCGCGAACTGATCGCGGCCCGCACCTTCCCGCGCAAATGGGATGGCGATGAACCCAGCGCCGCCGCTTGGCTCGATCGCGTCAACAAAGATGGATCGATCGAACCCATTCTTTTTCGGGACATGGTGGGCGCATGACTATCCGATCGAACCGAGCCGACGTGCGCAACCCTGTTATAATGTTGCCCGGTTTCTCAGCGCTGCGCCGTCTTGATCCAGCTACGCGCGCCAGCATCGCCGGCGCTTTACGCTCGATCCAGAGCGACGCGCGGGCGAAAGCGGACAAGTGCTGGCGCACCCATAAGGCCCCCATGGCAGTCTACTGGAAAGGCGTCTCGGTCTACGCCGGCCATATCGCGAGAGCGATCCTCCATGACTGACCTGGTAGCCAATATCCGCGCGCGCCTTTCTCCGCTCTTAGAGGAGGCCGAAGGCGCGCTCGAACGTCGCGCCCGCCAATATCCTGATCTGGTCGCAAAGGGCCGGATGCAGGAAAAGGTCGCGGCCGATGAAATCCGTATCTGGACTGCGATCGTGGCGGACTGGCGTCGGGTCGTGTCTGGGCGGGGCGACAAGGGCGACGGCGCGACGGTCCGGGAGAAGATCGCGATTCTGACCGATGCCGTCGGCCGCTATGACACGGCCATGGCCAGCGAGATCCGCAACGCTGGCGAGCGCGTCCAGCGTGACTGCGCCATGGGCGCGGATCTCTATATGCTTCGCGTTCTCCATGGCGCCAAGGTCGACGGCATCGCCGACATCCATCAGCGCCGTGCGCGGATCGAGGATCTTGCCGAGCATTATCGGTGGGAGCTGCCGGGCCACACCGGCATCTATGCCGGCATCGACGATTATCTGGCCTTCCATCAGCAGATCCGCGCCGATCGGCAGCAGCGAAAGGCCGCATGACCGACCAATCCATCCTTCTGACCGAAACGGAAGCGGCCGATCGCCTGAGCCTCTGCGCGCGCACCCTGCGCAAGGAGCGCCAGGCGGGCCGTCTCCGCTATGTGTTGATCGGGCGCGCCATTCGCTACACTGTCGCGGATCTCGAATCATACGTCGAGCAACTTCGCCAGGTGCCGCCCGCATGTCTGCCAGCTTCGCCCACCCGCCGCACCTCATTGGCAAAGCGCCGCGATCGGGGCGTCGTCGTGCCTTTCACAAGGCGACACACAGAGCGTTGAGCCGGTGACCGTCTACAAGCCTGAGGGCAGGCCCCACTATCTCTATGATTTCCAGTTCAACCATCGGCGCTATCATGGGTCGACAGGCTGCACGTCCAAGCGATTGGCGGAAGCATTCGAGCGCCGCGAGCGCCATAAGGCGGCCCTGCCCGAAGAGCAGCGGCCGCCTATCACCGTCGATGAAGCCTGCGGCCTCTATCAGGAACATGCGGAGCATCTGCCCAGCTGGCCCACCATCAAGGGGCTGACCGCCGCCCTGGTCGAAGGGCTGGGCGCGACGCGCCTTTTGTCGGAGATCTCTCAGCGCGATTTCCAGATCTTCGTTGCAAAGCGCCGGGATGGCCGCTCCAATGCATCGGTCAATCGCGACATCGAGAACGCGCGCGCGATCTGGCGCCACGCGGCCGACACCGAATATGACGTCGGCCAGATGCCCAAATGGGGCAAGCTCTTCCTCAAGGTCGCGAAGAAGCCGCCGCGCGAACTCGACCTGACAGAGGAAAAGAAACTCTTCCTCGCGATCCGCAACGACGTGGCGGACGCGATCGACTTCCTGCTCAAATCGGGCTGGCGCCGGGGCGAGGTGTTGGGCCTGCGCTGGGACGATGTGAACCTGCAACGCAAGCAGGCGATCACGCGCATCAAGGGCGGCGATTTCGTCGTGCGGCCGCTCACCTCGACGCTGGTCGAGATCATCGCGCGCCAGCCCCAGGCCGACGATGAAGAGGGCAAGCCATTCGTCTTCACCTATGTCTGCCAGAAAAGCCGTGGCAACCGTCGCGCCGGCAAGCGCTACCCGCTCACCGCGACCTCTCTTCGCAAGCCCTTCGAACAGGCCAAGGCCGACGCTGGCGTCGACAATTTCCGCATCCATGATCTGCGCCACACGCGCGGCACCCGCATCGTCCGCGCGACCGGATCGCTCGCCGCCGCGAAGGAAGCTCTAAAGCACAAGCGCATCGAGACAACGCTGCGCTATGCGCACGTCCTGGATGAAGATGTGCGGAACGCCCTGGATGCGAGCGAGTCCCGACATAGTCCCGACCAATCGAAAAAGGGAAAGCGGAAAGCCTAGCTTTCCTGCGGGTTTCAGCCTCATAGGCACCCGCCGTGTAAACGAGACGCTCTACCAACTGAGCTAATCGCCCCCATGGGGTGCGGGCGCTTCTAGATTTTTTTGGGCGCGGGTCAAGCGGCCTTTATCCGATGGGGCAGATCAATGCGCGCGATAGCGATGGCTGGCGCCGAACCAGCGAATGAGCTTCTCGGCCGCGTCGTCGGCCAGTGCGATGAAGATGCGGCGGCCGTCATGCGGATCGGCGCGGCGTTCGACCAGGGCCTTGTCAGTGAGCGTGCGAATCCAGCGCAGCGCCGTGGTCGGCGGCACGGCGGACGCGATGCACAGGCTGGAGACAGAGACATGGGCCTGTTCCAGCCGGGCGGCGAGCAGGTCGAGCATCATGTCCCAGGCCGGATCGGCGAACAGGTCGCCGGGCAGGAAATCGGCGCGCAGCCGGCGGGCGCGCAGCAGGTCGCGGACCTGTGCGGCGGTGACGGAGGCGGTTTCCGCCATGGTGGCCGCACCGATCGTGGCGATGGCCGGCATGGCGGTATAGCCGCCCTGGCGGTCGGCGATGCGCGCGGGCATGTCGAACGCGGGGAGCGTAGGGCGCGGCCGATCGGTCAGGGCCTCGATCGTGCGAGCAAGACGGCTGACTTCCTCGCTCAGCCGCTGCAGCCGGTTGCCGTCGCTTTCATGGGTGGCGTCATGCAGATTATGGGGCAGGGCATCGCTGTGCGCGGCGACGAGCAGGGCGGCGGCGATGTCGCCATTGTCGGGACTGCACAGCAACTGGGTCTGCGGGCTGCGCATGCAGGCATAGGCCATGTCGAGCGTCTCGATCCCGGCGAGCAGGACGACCGCCATGCGATTCTGAATCGCGATCGTCTCGACCTGGACGATCAGCCGTTCGAGCAACGGATCAGGCTGGTGGCAGAGCAGCAGCACGACGTCGCAGCCCACCTGCATGTCGAGCCGGGCGGCGGCCTGGCCGAGCGGCACGGTGCCGAGCAGGCGCAGGCCGGCGGCATCGGCCAGCATGGCGGCATCGTCGAACCACTCGTCATCGGCAACGATCAGCAGCCCGCGCCGGTCATCCGGCGCGGCATAGGGGCTATCATGATCGGTCGAGAAGGGATCGGCCAT